ATTTAGATCCCAAAGCACCATTGTTTACTAAAATAATAAAAAAAGGAATATATGATCCTATTTCAAAAGTAATTTTTAACCAAATTGATAAAAGTATAGACAAAAAATATGAAAAATTAAAACAGGCATATGGCTGGCAAGATGCACAGGGACAGATACAAGAAACAGATGAAGCCAAAAAAAGCATAATATATTGGGAACAAAAATTAGATTATCTTGCCGATGAAATAGTAAAAGGAAGTGAAGATGTTACAGTATCAGAATTACTTGAAAACTATGAAGCACATTTACTTGCATACGAACAAGAAACTAAAAATAAAACATTTAGTCCAGAAGATTTAAAAACGGCTAAAAGAAATATAAAAAAATATACAGCTCTGATGACCAAATACTATGGTAGCAATTTTAATAAAGGCGACATAGTAATGATAAAACCTGATATTAAAGGAATACAAGGTGCAGGAAATGAGGCCTACCCCACAATAGGATTTAGTTGTTCTGGAGTTGTACAGGCTAGAGGTATTGCTGGAAATCATACTATACCTGACGTTAGAATAGATCCAAAAACAGGTAAATATTTGCCTCCTAAATCAAAAGATGCTAAGGAATATGATAAATCACAGAAATTAGATGTAGTTAGAACAAATGATGGAACTCCTGTATATAGAAAAACAGTAGAGTCTAATTCTTTAATAGTTAAATTACATTTTCCAGAAATAGGTTTAGATATTAAAGTCCCTCAAGGCCCTAATGGTGATGGGTTCCTTTTCTATACAGGAGAGATAACAGGAATAAAACCTGGAAAAAGAGTGGTAAGTAAAGATCATCATGATATGCTAACAAAGATCGCTCAACAGGCAATGAAATTAAAAAATCAGGAAGATCCTAATTATAAACCAGAGCAACAAGAAAAAACTCAAATATTACAGAAAGGAATTAGTATTGTTGGTGGTAAACCTCAAATACTTAAACAAAAACCAGAAAATCAGGCGGCAAGATTAGATTACAGCAATTTAAAACAAGGTTCTAAAATTACCTGGATTGGTATAGAAGGACCATTAGCAGGTAAACCAGTTAAAGGTGTAGTGAAATCTGCTCCTATTGTTGATCAATTTGAAAAACCTTTATCTATTGATGTTGCAGTTGTAGGGAATGATGAATTTAGATTTAATTTACATCCTGAAAGAATAAGCAGTATAGGTTAAAATGAAATTTAATGATCTACATAAAAATATTCTTAACAGTATTTTACTAGAAGCAGAAGGTAAAAATACACATCTTGAGCATTTAGAAGATAATATTTACAACAAAGGATATGAAGGTGCCAAAGAAGCAGTAGACTATCTGTACAGTTTACATCAAATGCTGGAAGGCGAATCAGATACTAAAATTTCTATGACAACTAAATGGGACGGTGCTCCTGCTATTATTTGTGGTAAAGATCCAGAAACAGGTAAATTTTTTGTGGGTACCAAAGGTGTATTTGCTAAAAAACCCAAAATGAATTTTACAAACAAAGACATAGAGGAAAATCATCCTGATAGTGGACTACAAGATATATTAAAAGTAGCATTGGAAAATTTATCAAAGTTAAATATTCAAACAGTTGTTCAGGGAGATATGCTGTACAAAAAAGATACATTACAACAGGGTAATATAAATGGTGAAGAAGTTATTTACTTTAAACCAAATACTTTAGTATATGGTGTGCCTGTAGGTTCAGAATTATCAAAGGAAATATCTGCTTCTAATATGGGAATTGTTTTTCATACTGAATATGTGGGAGGACCTACATTAGCAGACACCCAAGCAAAATTTGGATTTGATAGCAGTACATTAACAAAATCACCAGCAGTTTGGTTTAGAGATGCTACTATAGAAGATTTAAGTGGCACAATAACATTAACAAAATCAGAAAGCAAAGATATTTTAAATTCTATCTCAGTGGCAGACAAATATTTAAAAGGTGTTGGTAAGCCTATGTTTGACTGGATAAACAAAGGTAATGATGTTATAGGAAAAGATTTTATGGTTTATCTAAAAGCTCATATTAATTCCAACATTAGAGAAATGTCAAGTTTTGAACAAAATAGTGTACAGTTTGCCAAAGACTTTACACAAAGTTATATTGCCAGAATGAACAAAAAGATTGATGGATATAAAACAGAACAAAAGAAAGACGAATATAGACAGTTACTAGTACAAGGTGTAAAGTTTTTAAAAGAGCATGTCAACAGTATTGTAGGTATATATGATTTATATTTAAAACTTATACAAGCAAAAAATTTAATTGTACAAAAATTAGAAACTATCAGACAAATGCCAACATTTAAAGAAACTGAAAAAGGATTTGAGGTAACTGGTGAGGAAGGTTTTGTGGCAGTAGACAGAGAAGGCAATGCTCTTAAACTTATTGACAGATTAGAATTTAGTAAACTAAACTTTGGAACAGGGAGGCCTGGAGCATAATGGATACTATGACATTAGATCAGATGTTATCAAAGTTACAAAAAGATATGAAAGAAAGGCATCATCCAGATTGGCTTGGCTGGGTAAGTCAAAATAAAGTTTTTAAATTAAAAAATATTGATATAGACTCTGTATCTCCTGCAGATGGTTGGCAAGGAAATAAAGATAACATAGATAACATGTTTAAGAGTAATTTAAGTGATGCTCCTATCATTGTAGTTCATAAAAATGGCGGCATTATTGATGGCAATCATAGACATCAAGCATTAAAGAAACAAGGTGCTAAAACAATACAAGCCTATGTGGGCGAAGGAATAAGGGAAGCCAGGCAAATGAGCATACACAAAGATAAAATGACTGGCGATGAAATGAGAGAGTTATTGGATAAGAAACATGCTCATGACGACGGCATACATGTACCTGAAATGATATATGATGTTAGACGTCACAACTGGGTTTTAATAAACAATTACCCACTTGCTAAACTGGGTAGTTTGGAAGATCCTTATAATAGAATTGTAGATACAGATGATGATTATGCCATGAGAGACTCAGATTTGTCAGAGCCTATTGTAATTGCTCCTGACAGAAAAAGTGTTATAGATGGAAATCACAGAGTATATAAAGCAAGGGAAATGGGTAAAACACACTTACCAGCATACTTCCCAATGGTAAAAGAAAACAAGTTTGACTTTAAATTAATAGACAATGAAATAACAGAAGGCAGATTGCTAAGGACTACCAATAACTTTAAAAAATTAACTGGTCGTGATGTAGCAGATTTATTATACTTAAACAGTTTAGTTATATATATTATGGCAAAAGACTCCAAACAGTCAGATTTTGCACTAGGGTATGCTAGAAAAACAACGCAGTATGGTAATTATACGTTATTTAGAACACATGCCACAGATATGTATTTGTTATCCTATATTGTAAACAATCCTGATTCCAAACAAATTAAACTAAAAGACACTATTTTTAGTAAAAGATTTTTAAACAGTTGTAAGTTTGATCCTAAACAACATTCCAAATTCTTCTATAAATTGGCTACACAGGGCAAAGTCCCTTTAGCAACAACATATTTTATGAGTTTGGAAAATCAGATTAAAATAAATGATTCCAGATATAAATCCTGGAGAAGAATGGCAGTGGATTGGGAACATTTAAAATACAGATCCAGACAATATATTGTGGCAAAAATTATACAAGAGTTCAGAAGAATTGCTATAACCAGTGAATTAGTTAGTAATCTTCAAACAATGACAAAATACAGAAGTTATGATATTACTGACAAGTATAGCAGAAAGCCTAGCACTGGAAGAAAAGTTGCTGGAGCGATTGCTGGTGGAGTTGCTGGTAGATACGCAGGTAAAAAGATTGCTAAAAAATTAGGCAAAGATTCTGATAAATATAAGAAAGTAGGAACAGGTATAGGCGCAATAGCAGGATATTGGGCCGGAGGTAGACAAAGGCAAAAATGAAAATAAATGAAATAACAACATTATTTGAAAAATTAGATCAACCTGCAGTTGACCAGGTTGCTATATCTTTGAAAACAAACCCAGACCCTGAAGCACAATTAACATATTATCATTTACAACGTGAGAGAGGTAATCCTGCTCACAAAAGTGTGGATTCAGCTCAACAGGCCGCTGAGATAAAGGCTAAAAGAGATATAAAACGAATTGATAGTATAAAAAAAGATCCGGCCAAGCAGGATCAAAAATTAAAAAATGCAGATGAAATTAAACAATATAGTGATAAATTCAGAGGAAATCAATACGTTACTATAGCCAGAAAGCAATTACCTACTGAATTAGCGGCTTATTTACCTGTATTAGATGGTGAAAATCCAGAGGAATTTTTCAAAAGTAATTGGAAAATAGGCGACAATATTGCTAATATTGGTGTTGGCCAAATAAAAACTACTTCAAAATTAGGTAAATCACCAAAATAAAGATTGGTCTTTATAGTACTAATTTTAAACATTACTTTTTTCCCTTAATTAGATAAATAAATGTAACGGCGATAGAATTCGCTAAACAAATTAGGAGAATTAAAATGGCACAATCAGATAGAAGAGCGGCGGCGGCTGGTGAGTTTATTGGTAAAGATGTATTCTTAAAAAGTTTTCAACAACAATCAGGAAACATTTCAGCAACTCAATTAACAGCACTAGTTAGTTCAGTCCAAAACTTAAACCTTTCAGTATTAAAAATTGGTGACTTCACAGCAGATAGTCAAACAACTGTAAACTTTATACTAGAAGGTGCAGACAACCTAGCAAACGGTGACCTAGCAGGACACGTTATTGCAGACGTCTCATTCTAAGTTTATTTAACTTAATAAAAAGGCAGTTTAACTGCCTTTTTTTATGAGCAAAAATGATAAATAATAGTAAGAGAGTCAAACGGCTCTAAAATATATTTAGGAGAAAACAAATGGCACAAGCAAACCCAAACGCGGCAGTTAGAGCGGCAAACGGTTTCGTAGGAAAAACTTATATCCTCGAAGTTGATGACGTATCAGTAGTAACTGTAGAAGCGGCATGTACAGAAGCACAAAACGAAGGTTTTGTTGTTGTAGCAGTTGAAGGATTAGCATCAGGTAATCATATTGCACTACAAGGTGCATCTGCAACACCTTCTATTACAGGCGCAACATTAATCGCAACATTCGGTTAATCCGTAATAAACAATAAAGATTAGGGACCTCGAGTCCCTTTTCTTTTG